CTCGGAAATCCCCTCAACTAGCCTGAACCAGCAGGGACTAAGCGGAAACGCGTCGGATTATCCGACATCGGGAAGGATCGAGCCGAGACTGGTCACACCTGTCCCTGCCGGCGAGAGTTTCGGCCCTGCCCTGACCGTGTGGGCGAAGCGTGTTCTCAACATTGATCTCATGGAGTGGCAGAAGCGGATCTGTAACGACGCGCTGAGTCTGGACGAGAACGGCGACTTCGTTTTTCGTGAGGCCTGTATCAGTACAGCTCGTCAGAATGGGAAGAGTCTGGTCATGAGAGCTGTCGCCGGCTTTATGGCGACCGAGTATGCAGCGACTCGAAAAGAAGCTCAGACGATCGTGATCGTTGCCAACCAGAAGCGTCGGAGTATGGCCTTGTTCCGTGACTTGGTTCGTGACCTTGAGGACAAGTTTCTCTGCAAGGTTCGCTGGCAGAACGGAGACGAGCGGATCAACTTCCCTGATGGTTCATCCATCGCAGTCGTCGCAGCTTCTGCCCATGCTCACGGTATGACTGCCTCAGTTCTGTTGGTGGACGAGATCTGGGACATCAGTCCCGAGGTCGTTTTCACGGCCCTGCGTCCGAGTCAGATCGCAGTCAAAAATCCGATGATGATGATGTTCTCAACGGCAGGCGACCAAGGTTCAACAGTGCTCCTCCAGCTCCGCGAACAAGGGATGGCAGCGATTGACTCAGGCCGAACAAGTTCGCTGTACTTCGCAGAGTGGTCACTGCCACCCGGAGTCAGTCTGGAAGATCGTCGCTACTGGGGCTGGGCGAACCCTGCACTCGGAACAACGATCACCATGAAAGCACTCGAGCTCGCGTTTGATTCACCGAACCGTCAAGCGTTCATCCGAGGCCACCTCAACCTGTGGGTCGACTCAACCAACTCGTATCTCCCGATCAACCTGTGGAACGATCGGAAAACAGTTGACCCAATGCCACCGATCCAATGGCTCGTCATTGACTCATCCGTTGACGAATCACGCTATGTCGGAATCGGATGCGCCTACGACGGAACACGCGTCATCGTCACCACCGAGTTCGTCGTCGAATCAGCCCAACAAATGTGGGCCGAAGTCGTCAAACGAATGACCGACCCACAAGTCAAACTCGCTTGCACCCCATCACTGGAGATCCACTGCCCTCCCGACCTTCGCCGGCGCATGACCATCGTTGGCTATGCCGAGTTGATCAAGTGGACTGGTGCAGCTCGTGCGATGATCGTGGAAGATCGTGTTCGACACACTGGAGACCTCGCATTATCGGAGCACTTTTCTCGAGCGGTCGCGGTAAAAACGGGAGGCGCGATCGTCCTCAGCTCACAGAAGAGTCCCGGCCCGATTGAGCTCGCTCGCTGTGCAGTGTGGGGAATCATGTTGACATCGCGTCCGAAAGCTTCAGCGAAGCCTCAGATGGCGTTCGGTTGACCTTAGTAGACACACGCTGAATAGTTTGCGAGACTCCGAAGCGATGGCACTCTTCGGAAGTAAGAAGCAAAACGCGACCCCTGCGTTCGCTCATGAGCCGCTTCAAGCTGCTGCAGGAAGTGCTGCCCAGATTGGCCAGTTCTACACTTACACCGTCGGGGCTGGTGCAGAGCTGGCACTCTCTGTTCCCACAGTCTCGCGAGCTACGCAGATGATCATCTCGCTCGTGGGCTCTCTGCCGTTACGCCACTACACACGGCAGTGGACTGGCGAACGGTACGAGAAAATATTCCTTGAGACAGAATCATGGATGGATCTTCCCGACCCCACTGTCACTCGCAACTTCATCATGAGCAACACCTGCATGGATCTCATGATGCGCGGACGAGCGTTCTGGTATGTCACCTCACGCAGCTCTGCCACAGGCCGTCCACTTTCGTTCCAATGGTTACCCTGCGAAATGGTTGAAACTCTTGATCAGAACGGCCCACAGTATTTCGGTAAAAGCGACCAAGTGAACTTCAATGGAGTCGCACTCCCGACGCAAGATGTCGTCCAGTTCCTCGCACCAGTTCAAGGATTCCTGTGGACTGGTCGTCGAGTCATTGAGACCGCGCTCAAGCTTGACCGCTCAGCTGAACGCTTCGCCTCCAACGAGATCGTCGCAGGATACTTACAGCAGACCGACTCGTCTGAACCACTTGACGCAGAGTCACTCGGAGAACTCGCTGCAGCATGGTCAAATGCGCGACGCGTAAATGCCGTGGGCGCGCTAAATAGTGCCGTAAAATATGAGCAATTTGACACCGACCCGAGTCGGCTCCAGCTCATCGAAGCAAGAAACTTCAGCGCACTTGAACTTTCACGAGCAATCGGAGTCCCGGCTTACTTGCTCGGCATCGGCATCTCTGGTTACAACTACAGCAATGCGACGCAGGCCAAGCAGGATCTATATCTGCTGGGAGCGAAGTTATACATGGACTGTATTCAGGAATGTCTCAGTGGCCTTGACATCTTGCCTCGCAACCGTTTCGTAGAGTTTGACACCGACGGCCTCGTTGCCGATGTTGAAATGGATCACACCGACATCAGCATTGAAGAGCCTGCCTCATCACGCACATCTCAGGAGATTGACTCATGATTCGACTTACAGCTCAACTCGTCACACTGGACGCATCAGCCGACGGCGAACCATCGCGCCAGATCACAGGGCTTGCCGTCCCGTGGAATGTCAAAGCCACTCTGAGTGGTGGCGAATCGGTCGTCTTTCTTGAAGGCTCACTTCCCGAAGATGGCCCAATGCCGAAACTCTTGGAATACCACGACGAAACACGCGTCATCGGCCGCGTCACCGAACGAGTGTCCACCGCCGAAGGCATGATGTTCGTCGCCAAGCTCAGCGCAACTCGTGCAGCTGATGATGCCCTCGCACTGCTCGCCGATGGTGCTCTAGATTCTGTTTCCGTTGGCGCAGTGCCAGTGAAGTTCAAGAGGCTCGCAGACGGGACTTTAGAGGTCTCTGAGGCGAAGTTCTTGGAACTGTCGGTCGTCACCACTCCGGCGTACGCCGACGCACAGGTCTATTCAGTCGCTGCCTCTTCACCCGAAGAGGAAGCACCCGACGAAGAAGTAATACCAACCCCAACCCCAACATCCGAGGAGGATGAAATGTCAGAAGCAATCGAAGCATCAGCAGTTCCCACTGCTCCCATCCAGTTCGCAGCACCGAAGCGTGAGTTCAAGCTTCCGACCGCTGCCGAGTACATGGTCAAGTTCGTCGCAGGCGGATCTGAGTTCGCAGAGTTCAACGCTCGCATCGTCGCAGCAGCTCCCAATGTGACCACCACTGACACACCCGGCATCCTTCCAGTGCCGATCGTGTCTCCCATCTACAACAATTTCGTACCGAACTATCGTCCGTTGATCACCGCAATGGGAGTCCGCCAAATGCCCATGAGTGGCAAGGTCTGGATTCGACCCAAGGTCACGACCAACACCACCATCGGTGCAAGTAACGGCGAGCTCGTCGCACTTGATCAAGGCACTTTCGTCGTTGACGACATCCAAGTCACGAAGGCCTTGTACGGCGGATATGTCAAGCTCTCCGAAGAGTCAATGGACATGACCTCGCCCGAAGTTCTCGGTGCATTGATTGATGACATGGCTCGCGTTTACGCAAACGAGACCGACATCGCAGCGTGTGCAACTTTCGCAGCTGGAGTCACCCAGACCGAAGCTCTCGCAGACATCACCGATCCTGCCGACTGGGTCGCTTTCATCTACAACTCAGCTGAGCAGATCTTGAACAACTCAAACGGCAACTTGCCGAATGTGCTCATCACGAATCCTGCGTATTACGCAGCACTCGGCGCATTGACCGACACCGCTGGTCGTCCGTTGTTCCCGAATGTCGGCCCACAAAACGCACTTGGTACAACTGCAGCGAGCAACTTCAACGGCAACGCGTTCGGCTTGAACCTCGTCGTTGACCGCAACTTGACCGCTGGTGGAGTTTCCAACCTCTATGTCGGCGACAGCACTGGCTTCGAATGTTGGGAACAGCAGAAGGGCGCGATCTCAGTGGAACTCGCTGACGGCGCACTCGGACGCATCATCAAGTTCCGTGGCTACTTCAGTTCCGTCATGATTGACGCGACCAAGTTCGTCCGCAAAGCCTGATCCGATTGACGAAGAGAGAGATCTGAACGATGGCAACATACACAGTCACGCATCAAATGGTGCTAGACGATGTCGCTGTCGTTCAGACTCTCGAGTCAACCGACATCGCTGTCGGACAGACGATCACACTCAGCGGATGCGCAACACAGCTCAACGGCAGTCATGTCGTGTTCGCAGTACCGACCTACTTGTTCGTCGGTGTTGACGAAGAAGGCGATTACCTTTACGACACTGATGTCATCATCCCAAACCAGTTGCTCTTCCAAGATGTCGGGAACAACATCGGTCGTGAAGCAGTTGATCCTGTCGGTTCGCTCGTCTGGACTCAGACTTGCACTTGGATAAATGTTGCGGATCTGACCGAGTTTCTCGGAATTAGCGGAGCGACCGCCAATGACACAAGTTTCATGACCTCATCAGTTAATGCCAGTAATGCATGGTCATTTAAACGCAGGGTTCAGGCTGGATACCATGACTCACTGACCAGCGTCCCTGATGCTGCAGTAAAAGCAGGAGTCGTGTTAATGGCTGCGAGCCTGTACCGCGAAAGAGGAAGCATCGACTCCTTCCAAAGTTTCCAAGACATGAGCATCTCAGCACCAGTCGCATCAATGGGCCGAATCAACCAGCTCCTCGGCATCAAGAGATCGCAAGTGGCATGAGATGGCAGGCATATTCACGGACACGATCAACGCTGTCTCAGCGACGATCACAGCTCTCGGGCTTAAGCCAGTCACTGACCCGCGTAACGCTCGACCTCTTACTGTATTCATTGAGCTTCCTGTTTTCAGTTCGTTCAATAACCAAACGGCGGACATCACGATTGATCTCCGAGTGTTGGGTGCGCCACCCGGCAACCAAGACACTACGGACTACATTCTCGGAGTCGTTGACACGCTCATGAACTCCTCACTCGCAGTCGTATCTGGACGGCCCACAGTCGCACAGATCGGATCGCAAGATCTTCCCGCATATGACCTCACCATAAGAATCGGCACAAGCCGTCACTAGAAAGAAACAACCATGGCAACCGTTACATACCTCAGCAACCCAACCGTCACTGTCACAAGCCCGAGCTCGTACACGCTGACCGATCACTGCTCAGCTGCGACCTTGACACTCACAGCAGAAGCACTCGAGAACACCGCGTTCGGACAAACCTCACGCACCTTCACCGCTGGCCTGTTCAATAACGAGCTCACGCTCACCTTGTTTCAGGGCTACGGCGCGACCGAAGTTGAAACCATGCTGAACTCCATGTTCGGTGTCGCGTCAACGATCGTGATCAGTCCAGCTGGCGCAACAGAGTCCGCCTCGAATCCTGAGTACACGCTCACTGGTTGCTACTTGGAAACCGTGACACCGATCTCGGCGACCGTTGGCGAGCTCTCAGTCGTTGAAGCCGTCTTCAAGGGTGGCTCGTTCGTCCGCGATGTAACGACACCCTGATCTAGTAATCCGAATCCCGACTAAGGAGAACCCATGAAACTCACTCTCAGAGTGAAACTGTACGAAGGCGAACCCTACGAAGTGATCACGAACCTTTTCGTGATCGTTTCGTGGGAACGCAAAATGAAGCGACGAGCATCAGACTTGTCAAACGGAATCGGTATGGAAGATCTCGCATACATGGCCTATGAAGCCAGTAAGCAACAAGGTCATCCAGTGGCGATCTCGTTTGATGAGTTCATCAAGAAGCTTGAAGATCTTGAAGTCGTGGAGACTGCGACTGCAGTCCCTACGCAGGAGGCCACCGGAAGCAACTAGCAGAACTGCTTGTCGCAACTGGATTCTGGCCTCAGCAAATATCATTTGAACAAGAAGATCTGGCGACCTGCGTCCAGATCATCAACGAGCAGAGAAGAAAGCAATAATGGCAGCATCAGTCGGAATCCAATATGACGGACTGAAGCAGGCTCTCCGTGAGATCCAAAAGGTTGATCCTGCGCTTCGTCGCCAGATCACCAAGGACATCAAGAACGCCATGAACCCTCTGCTGATGGCAATCAAGGACTCAATCCCGTCGTCGCCACCTTTGACAGGACAGGCGCACAACGGACGCACCGCATGGAAAGCCGAGTCCAAGAATGTCACGATCAAGGTGGACACTCGAAAAGCGCGTTCACGCAATCTCGCACAAGGCGCACAGTTCGAGTCTGTCGCAACAGTGAAGATCACTGCAAAAGGTGCAGCTCTGTCAATGGCAGATATGGCAGGGCGAGGCCCGAACCAAACGCGCAACAGAAACCCTTTGAGAGCCCGTCCGGGCTTCGCAGGGTACTTGACAGCATCTCTCGGTCGTGGGCCGTCACGCTTCGTCTGGGCGCGTTCTGACGACTACTTGGATGAGATCACACGCAATGTTGATCAGATCGTTATTGAAGTCATGGATGAAACAAACAAGAGACTGGTCAAACGCTGATGGCTATTAACCTCCCGATCATCTCCGAATGGAATCCTGCTGGCATTGACAAAGCCATCAACGACTTCAAGAAACTTGAGACAAAAGGCGAGAAAGCAGCGTTTGCCATCAAGAAGGCTGCAGTCCCTGCAGGGCTCGCACTCGCAGCTATTGGCACTGTCGCATTCGATGCTGTCAAAGCGTTCGCCGAAGATGATGCTGCAGCACAAAAACTCGCCACCACACTCGGCAATGTCACAGGAGCAACCGGCAAAGAAGTCTCGGCAGTTGAGGACTTCATCACCAAAACTTCGCAAGCTGCAGCAGTCGCAGACGACGAACTTCGCCCAGCCTTGGACTCACTTGTTCGAGGCACAGGAGACATCACCAAAGCTCAGGACTTGCTCGGCCTTGCGCTGGATGTCTCAGCCGGTACTGGGAAAGATCTCGGTGCAGTCTCTGACGCGCTCTCAAAGGCTTTCAACGGCAACCTCGGCCCGTTGAAGAAACTTGATCCAGCTCTCGCCGATCTAGTCAAGAGCGGAGCATCAGCTGACGAAGTGTTCGCAGCGATGAGCGAGACTTTCAGTGGTCAAGCGGACACTGCAGCGAACACGACCCAAGGCAAAATGAAGAACCTTGGAATCCAAATGGGCGAACTGAAGGAGTCCATTGGCGCAGCTGTCGCACCACTTGCCGAGAAACTACTTCCGAAGTTTCTTGCGTTCTCTGGGTGGATTCAAAAGAATCAGAAACTGGTCGTCACTCTCGGTGCGATTATTGGTGGAGTCGCTGCAGCGATCATCCTCGTCAATACTGCAATGGCAGTATGGACTGCTGTCACGACAGCGTTCACAGCTGTCCAAGCCGCTTTCAATGCTGTCATGGCCTTGAACCCGATCTTCTTAATCGTCGCAGCTGTCGTCGCAATCATCGCAGTGCTCGTCATCCTGCAGAAAGAGTTCGGGCTCTTTGACGGTGTCATCAAGTTTGTCGGCGACTCCTTCGCGAAAGTCTGGGACGCAATCAAAGCCGTCTTTGATTGGGTAAAAGACAACTGGCAGCTCTTGCTCGTCATCTTGACTGGCCCGTTCGGTCTCGCTGTCGCGTTCGTCATGACATTCAAGGATCAGATCATCGGCTTCATTCGAGGAGTCATTGACTGGATCACCAACAACTGGAAGCTCATACTCGCGATCATCACAGGCCCATTCGGATTGGCGATCCTCGCGATCACCACATTCAAAGACCAAATCATCAATGTTTTCAGCATCATCTACAACGGCATCAAGGCCGCGATGGGCTTTGTTGCCAATGTGATCACAGCACCATTCAAAGCAGCTTTCAATGCGATCGCGAAACTGTGGAACAACACCATCGGCTCGCTGTCCTTTACTGTGCCAGGCTGGGTTCCGGGCATTGGTGGCAAGGGCTTCAATGTGCCAGACATACCTGAACTAAAAGACGGCGGGATCGTCACTGAGGCCACATTGGCGATGATTGGCGAAGGTAACGAACCTGAAGCAGTGATCCCGTTGTCAAAACTTGGCAGTATGGGCTTCGGTGGTGGTGGCGGTAACACGATCAACATCACAGTCACCAGCGCAGATCCGAACGCTGTCGTCGCAGCTCTCCAGCGTTATGTCCGCATGAGTGGCCCAGTGCCAGTGACCACAAGGCCTCTCTGATGAGTCAGAACCTTTGGAAGGTCACAGTGGACGGATACAGCCTTGATGGGTTTGTCTATTCGCTGTCCTTCTTCAACGGGAAAAGAAGGTGGCTTGAGAACTATTCGCCACAAAACCTCAGTCTGACTATTGACAACTCGACAAACTTGGCAGCTTCTTTTCTGCCCGGATCAGAGATCAAGGTGTACAGAGACGGAGTTGGCACGAACAACAACGCTCGAAGCTTCTTCTACACTCAGAGCGTTTCATACGACGACGGCTTCCAGTACGCGTCAGGTGGTGCGACAGCAACGATCACAGCGATTGACCTCTTCGGAGTGTTGTCGCGCGAGCAATTAGTTAATGAAACACTCGGCGACCTGAACACCCTTGAGCAACTCTCGCCATACACCAGCTTGATCAGCTTCACAAACGACGGAAATAGTGGCGCGTACCCCACACCGAACTACACCGGCACGATCGGCGCACGACTAGCCCAAAATATGCAAACCGAACACGGTCTCATGATCAACTACGGCGACACGATCAAACTATTGGCGAGGTCACAAGTAGGTGACAATGTTTCGACACTCTCATTCGGAGGTGTTGCATCGGCAACAGTCATCCCAATGAACGCAGTGTTCAGATCGGCACTCGGAGACTCGTTCAACAATGTCGTCACTGTTGACGCTCCAGTCGGCTCATACACAGCAACAAACGCTGCAGGAGTCGCACTCTGGGGAACATGGGCAACAACCACGACACAAGTGGACGGAAGTTCCAGCCAAGTCCAAGGATGCGCCGAATATCTCGCTGCTCTCATGGGCGACGCGTTAAGTGTGAACCAGATCTATTTTGAGATCCATGTGTGGGATTACGCAGTCAATCCTTCGACTCTGACATTGTTCCAGCAGTACAACGACTTCATCAGTCAGAACATTGATGTCGTGTACCGCATCCCCGGCACAGTCTCAGATACGACTTACGAGTGCGTCATTGAAGGCTTACAGATTAACTCAGATCCTGAAAAGACTGAGTATGTGTTCTTCTTGACTCCTGCGGAGCTGTACCGCTCATTCATTCTTGACGACGCTATTTTCGGTACTCTTGACAACAACAGACTCAGCTACGGCCTAGCAGGGTTCTAAGGAGAAACAATGGCTATCCCAGTCCTGCCAACATATACAGCTGGTCAAATCTTGACCAGCGACGACATGAACGATGTCTCAACACTCGGAAACTATCAAGGCCTCTTCCATGTCAAGACACAGACCATCGGCAGTGGTGTCTCTTCGGTGACAGTGAGTAGCGCGTTCTCGTCAGACTTTGACGATTACCTTGTCGCAGTCAATACCGTCGTCTCGGCGAACCAACCGAACCTAGGTTTGCGAATGGGAGCTACAGCTTCTGGATACGCATACGCTGGTAACTATCAAAACTTCACTGGTGGAGCAGTCACTGTTGACACCACCACTGTCGCCACATATTGGAATATCGGAGCTTGTGGTAACGGCACGACTGGATCTGGTCGAGTTGACTTTCATACAACAGTCAAATCTCCACAGCTTGCCCAACAGACTTTCTACATAGCGCATAACGGATCGCTCGCTTGGACAAACGCCTACACCGGATATTTAAACAACACGACCCAATACACCGCTCTCACAATTCTCCCGTCTTCAGGGACAATGACAGGCGGAACAGTACGCATCTACGGATATAGGAACTCACTATGACCCCCGAAGAATATAAAGCCCTGTACCCACAAGACCAGACATTCATTCAAGTAGATGACACTGAACGACTCATGACTGACGAAGAATATGAAGCATGGGTCGCTGAAGGTGTTTACAACAGCAACCATCCGAGACCATGAAAACACTTGCAATCGTTGCAGCTCTCGCCATCGCGCTCATGTTCGTTGTCACTGGATGCAACGACCGCACTCGAGACACCTGCGAAACTAAACCCACAGCCACAAGGTGCGACCAATGAAAAGACTCACCAACTCAGAGATCAAAGCACGACTGATTCTGATCGTCGGCATCACACTCTCACTCACTTTCGTCATGAGTACCGCTTCACTCATCTACGGCCTACTGTTCGTGGTGCAACCACTGGAAGTCAGTCCGAACGATGACAGCGCATGGTCACTACTGTCTCCGATGATGCTCTTCCTCACTGGCGCACTCTCTGGAATACTCGCCTCCAACGGCCTCAAAGACAAGGAACACAAAGATCATGAGCCCTAGACCGTACACAGGAAGCACCGACGGCAACCACCCCACACCCCGCGCCGGCACAAAGCGGTTCGTGGAGTTTGTTGAGTATCTGTTCGGTGTGAAGAACATCGGCATCTATGCGAACCGTCCGATGCGTTCAGGCCCGCAGCTGTCCGTCCATGCGACATGGCGCGCAGTGGATCTCAAAGGCACAAAAGCTCAACGGAAAGATCTTGTTGAGTTCTTGTTCACTCATCGCGACGCGCTCAACATTGAAGAGATCCACGCTTACGACGGTACTGGATGCCCACTGACAGGTCTAACGAAGTGGGGAGCAGGTTACCGATGCGATCGCGACGCTTGGAAAGCATGGACTGCCACACGCAACGGCGGAACGCCCGGAGCGGACTGGACTCATGTTGAGATCTCGCCACTCATGGCGGACTCCCCGAAGCTTGTTGAGGAAGCGTTCGCTCGCATCTTCGCCCAATGACTTGACATCTGGTCGCTTATTCGGTCAACTGGATGAGCCAAGAGAGCACAGCACCAGCTGAGCCCCGACACTGGAGGCACTAATGCACCCGTTCAAGTTCCTAGCGTTCGCCGCTGCAGGATATTTCAGTCTTGTCTTGATCTTCGGAGGAAGTCCACCTTTGGAGGATCGCCCACTAGCAAAACTCCTGTTTGTTCCTTCAACTGTTCAGATCGTGCCACTGACTCAAGAGCAGGAAGCAGACCGTGAAGCCGAAATCGCTCAGCAGATGGCAGAGGAAAACGCTTCGATCTATGACGAGCCCGTAGAGACCACTACGACGCTCGTACAGCTCGCCCAAATAGATCCCGACACCAAGTGTCAAGAATGGCTTCCGCTTGCCGTAGAGATGGGCTGGCCCAACGAGACCCACATTCTGCAGAGGCTTGGTCAGGTTATGTGGAAGGAGTCGCGCTGTATGGCGATCTCTGCGGACTCTGAATGGTTCAATGGTCACGATTACGGCCTGACACAGATCAACCAGATCCACGAAGAATGGCTGTCCGAGATGGGCTGGACATTGGATGATATGGCGATCCCGTCCTCGAACCTTCGGTTCGCTTATTTGCTGTGGAATAGTCGTGAAGAAGCTGGGAAGTGTGGATGGCAACCTTGGAGTCTGCCGTGCTGAGTCGCCCAGACTGGCAACTTGACGCAGCTTGTCGCGATCTCCCCGTTGACTGGTTCTTCCCTGAGCAAGGCCCGAACGCTTGGCATGACTTGCGTCAGGCCGTCGCAGTATGTCAGGAGTGTCCTGTGATCGCGGACTGTCTCAACTATGCGCTCCAGTTTGAAGCTCGAGCCTTGCCGGGCATTTGGGGAGGCACATCGGAAAATCAGAGACGGGCAATGCTCATCTCTGACACACCGAACCACTAGTGTCGGATTATCCAACTAGGAAGGAATATCCAATGAACGACCCCGACGGTATGGTTCAGACGATCCGAGAGCAAGAGAAGCACATTGCGGATCTGGAGCTTCGTTTGAAACTACGAGACAAGCGCATCCTCTGGTGGCAAGGTATGGCCTCCGATCTGTACGACGAGCTCATCGGCTCCTACAAGCCCGACAGCGATCCTTTCGGATCATTGACCTCAACGATCAACAGATTCGAGGAGGCGACCAAGTATGAACCTCAGTGACTATGTAGATGTCCCGACACGCTTCGCAGCTCTTCTCGCTAAGTGGCCTGAGCTTCGCATCAAGGAGCATCGCCCAGAGATCGTCACGATCGGCGACAAGACATTCATCAGTGTCACGATGCAAGCTTGGCGCACTCCTGATGATCCTCTGCCATGTCAAGCGACTTGTTTTGAGCCTTTCCCTGGCAAGACTTCCTTCACGCGTGACAGCGAGCAGATGAACGCCTCCACGAGCTGTCTCGGACGCTTGGCAGGGCTCATGATGTCGTTCCCGAAGATGGCCTCACTGGAAGAAGTGCAGAACCGTCAGACCGAAGAGAAGCCGAAGTCGTTCGCGTCGGACAAACCGACGGAAGCGCAGCTCCGTCTCTTGAAGGCTCTCGGACACACCGACACTGTGCCGGCGACGAAGCGTGAAGTCTCGGCTCTGATTGAGTCTTTGAAGGATGCGCAAGTAAACGCGAACGGTGAAGCGTTCTGATGATTCGAGTCCAGATCACGGAGCGTCTCATTTTTGAAGCGAACGAGTTACTGCATGATGTCACTGAGGCAACTTTTAAGAAGCGCGCCGACTACAAAGAAGAGCACCTTCTTCTCGGTGCGATCGGTGAGGTCGCTGTCATTGATTACTGCTGGAGCAACAACCTTCTCGCATACAAACACCAAAATAATAAGAGCGACATCCGTCTCCATTCAGGCCACACGATCGAAGTGAAGACGCAGAAATGCTCCACTGCTCCCACAATGAACTACAAAGTCAATTTCGGAGCATTGAAGAAACAGACTGAGAAGTCTGACTTCATGTTTTTTAATCGCGTCCAGTTTGTCGCCGGCTCTCCTGAGTGCGTCTGGCTTCTTGGTGGGTGTTCGTGGGAAAAGTTCTTCAGGATGGCAACATTCCACCATGAAGGCGATCCGATGATGAACATTGACGAGAACGGCCTGATGAGTCCCACAGGTCGCTACTTCAACACTGACTGCTATGACCTGCCGATCTCACAGCTCGCGCCACCAAGCGCAGCTCTCAAACATTTCAAGTCCCTACAAACGAAAGAAGAAGCACAATGAACCCCGACGACCGCCCAATCTCCGAATGGATGCAACCAGTGCGTCCGATTCGAATCTTGTTTCAAGCTGGAGACAACGAACAGCATCGGCACTTCATCTACATTTTCGCTTTGCGTACCGCTGGCAGTGAATGCGAGTATCTGACTATTGACGGCATCTTCATCTGCGCACGATCAAAGAGTGTCATGTTCGCTGAGACTCTCATTGATGGTCACTGGTTACGACTCGGGCCTCGCGGATGATTGAGTATCAGGTGATCTGTATGTATCGCGTCGGTAAAGGTCGCAACCTCACCGACAAACAAGCCACAGAGCTCCACACGCATCCCTCCGTGGTCATGACACTCCTGAACGCCGACCAACATCTTGATCGCTATGTGAAGGTCATCATTGATGGCAAGGTGCGCGGCTATCAGTCATATCGGGCAGGGAAACGCGTCACGCTGGAAGAGGTCTCATGAGCATCTACAGAGCACCTCGCCCAGAGTCAAACTGGACTCAGATACGCAACGAGATCATCGAAGATCAGCGTCTCACCTTCAAAGCCACAGGAGTCCTCATCTTCGTCCTGTCAAAGCCTGACAACTGGAGAACCAGCACACGACACCTCGCCAGTGTCAAGAAGGAAGGCATAGATGCTATCCGTACAGCAATGTCAGAGCTTGAGTCCGCCGGCTATATCAAGCGCAGGAGATACCAAGACGAGCAGGGTAAGTGGTGCTATGACACGCTCGTATTTGATACACCACAGCGTGTGGATAACCCTGTGAGAAACACATCGTCGCAGGTCAAACCTCGTGGGGATTATCCCTACGGGGAAAACCCCGATGTATATCAAGAACTAAATAACAAAGACTCAGAGTGTCTCGTCCCTACGCGTACTCACATAGGAGAACATCAGCCCTGTGGACAATGCAGAGACACAGGATGGAAAGTCATCCAAGGCCTAGACCTCGAGAAGTGCGGATGCCTCATCGGGATGCAGATCCATGGCAGGTAATCCGATCTACTCAAGCAAGCAATGGAAAGAAGTGCGCCGGCTTGTACTCGAGGAAGATGGAGACTGCCACTGGTGCAGGCTTCACGGCAAAAGAACCAAGGCCACACAAGTGGATCACATCGTAGAGCTTGACCGTGGAGGCGACCCATACGACCGCTCCAACCTCGTCCCCAGCTGCGCCTCATGCAACGCATCGCGAGGAGCGACCTTCGTCAACAACAAAACAGCGCAACGAATCCAAGCAAGAAACAAAGCAGCGTCCGATCTTTCTTTTTTTGGCAAACAGAGCA